ACCCTGTACATATATTATATGGCGACCGCAAGGTACCCTAGCCAAATATGGCATTAAATCGCTTTTCTGACGCACCGCTCCCCGCCCCCGTACAACAACAAAAAACACACACACCCACACACATCCTACTTTTAGGGTACTTTTTTGGGCAGGGACTACACTTTGGTGCTAAAAATTACGGGGTTGTATGGGACAGGACTGTAAATTTTTGGGGTTTTGAAATTTTTGGGACATATCAGGGGGGTTGACAGGTATGATATAATATACTAAAAAGATTATTTGGAGATTAACATGGCTATTGGAGGACATCCTGACTTTGGAATAGGTGATTCAGCATCACAAGGTTCAGCAGGTACAGGAATGGAAAGTGCATTTGGTGGAGCCGCTATTGGAATTCCCGGTGGCGCACCTGCGGGTGGGAACGAAATGGCTTCTTTTCTAGATATGATGAGTCAACAGTACGGAACTCAGTCAGTCAAAAATTTTGTTGACAATTATCTTAATAGAAAAATAATGGATGCAGAGATTATAGCAAGGGGAGGCTTTATGCCCGGAGCGCCCGGAGGTAGAAGGGCTTTTGGTGGAATGCCTTCTAGTTCTGCACAGTCATTTGGAATACAAGATAACCCTGTTTTTGGAATGGAAAATTTTGAAGGACAAACTTCTATTCTAGATATGGGGGTTCCTTCCGGTGCAATGGCTAATGAAATAGATGGAAGGCTAACTCCTGCTCAACTTGCTGAGTTAGATAAACTTATGCAAGATAGCGCCTATTTTGCTAACCCATCTGTTCTATCAGACACTATAAAAGTTACTGCTGACCCTAATGACTACAAAGAAGGAAACATTCCGCGAAGACCTTTTGCTCCGGGTGAAGGCGTCTAATGAGCAATAAACAACGTTACATGAGTGATAAATAGGAAATAATTATGGCAATTAATGCAGGAGCAAGAGGACACCCAGATTTTGGAATTGGAGGCCCTTCTGGAATAAGCGGTCACTCAGCAGGATCAGGTATGGAAGGCGCTTTTGGCGGCGCGGCGATTGGGCCTGACTCACGTACAGGAATGGGGCCTGCCGGAGGTTATACAGGACTTGCCGCAAATGCAATGAAAAATATTCGCGGAAGGCAGGAGATGGCAGGCTTTCTGCAAGAAATGTCTAAAAGATACGGATTTGATTCTGTTAGAAACTTTATTACTGGATACATGGGAATGGTAAATGCGCCAGTAAATCCTAATCTGGATGTTTCACAGCAACAGAATGCGATGATTAACAATGCCGCGCAAAACTATACTGGCCCAAGTCAGGAAGCCTATGCTGATCCATCTGTTTTAGCAGATGCTCAGCCTTCTTACGCTTCACAGGCTCAAAACATGAATGTTGCTCCTATGGGCTTTGGCCCTTCTCAGGGCTTGGGGCTTGGTAATTATGGTAATTTTGGCGATCAGTAATGCCTAATAAACCTAGCAACAATAATAAGTTTGTAAAACTTTGGACTCCGCAAATGAAGCGGAGAGTAGAGATTCTTTTCTACAATGGCGCTTCTATTGTAGAGGTATGCCGCGAAATCGGTATTGTAAAAAAGACATTCTACAACTGGGCTGAAGCCTATCCAGAATTTAAAGAAGTTGTAGATCACGGAATGATTGCCGCTGAATCTTGGTGGATTGAGAAAGGACGAGAGAACGTTGACAACCGTAAGTTCAATCACGCTCTCTGGCTATTGATGATGGTAAACCGATTCAAGTGGCATTCTGCTTATGCTAAGAAAGAAGAGAAAAAAGAGATCATTAACGAGCATAAGGTTGAAGTAAAAAATGCTGTAGACATAGATTCAATTTTACAGAAATCTATCCAATCCGGTATAGATCAAATAGAAAAGGAAAAGGTGCATTAAAATGCCAAGCGTAGGAAAAAAGAAATTCCCTTATACTGCAAAAGGTAAAAAAATGGCAATGGCTGAAGCCAAGAAAACTGGTACTAAAATGAAGCCTATGAAAAAAATGAAGCCTAAAAGAGGGTACTAAAGTTGTTAGATGACGGCGATCCAAGTGTAAACGGCGCTAACCAAAACGGTTCTAACCAAGGTAGCAAAACAGGCGGCGGCAAAAAAGGCGAGGGTGATCCTGTTGCTCCGGGTGCTTCAAGTTCTTCAGGAAACCTATCAGATGCAATTGGAGCGTTAGGTAACTTAATTGGAAAAGGTAAGAGAACATCTAGCGGAGTTTTAAGTTCTTTAACTTTACAGGGATTGCCTGCCAATGTTGCTAAAGAAGTATTTGACTCAGGAGTTTTATCACAAAATGATACTAGCAAAGGATTGTTAGGACTTCTTTCTGGTTTAGTTAACAAAGATACACCAGTATCTAAATCTATAACACACCCAGATGAAGGTCTTTTTGGAATACAGTCAAGCACTCTTACTTCACCCGGATATACTAAAGCAGTAGACTCTCAAGGCAACGCTCTTAGTGCTAATGAGGCTAAACAAAAAATCTTTCACGATGCTTTTCCTGCTGAAGCAGAAAGAATTAGAACCAAACTAAAAGACCCAAAACTTTCTCTTGCTGAAAAAGCAAAACTAACAAAAAATTTAAGAAACATTACACGTTCTGATCAATACTCTAAAGCAATGGCAATGAACAATCCGGGGCTTCAGTTTGGAGCAAGATTGATGGGAAGCCTTGTTAGTCCAGTATTAGGGGTTGCTCAGTCTGTAGACAATGCTTTGACTAGCATGGGATTTGTAGACAATACAACTCCTCAAGATGTCATGAATATGGATACACAAGATGTGGCAGGTTCTCCAGATTTGCCTATATTTAATGCAGAAGAACAAGAACAAAGTGTTAGTGTTTTAATGAGTGTTGTTAGAAAAAATCCTGAAATTTTTAAAACAATTAGCAAAGAAGAGTTAAAAAATTTACTTAGAAACCCAATAAAATTTTGGGAATTTTACAACAAGGCTAAAGAAGGTTAATAATTGTCATGGCTTATAATCCTTACAACACACAACTTCTGTCCAGTTTTGGTTCCCAAATGAACAATGTTTATGGGTTACCTACTACTGTTGCTCCGTCGCCTCAAACAACTGTTGCTCCTTTTGGGTATATTCCTCCACCACAACCCATGACTAATAGGCCTATTCACCCAGAAGTCGATGTTGCTCCGTTGCCGCAGGTTATACAAGACAACCAGAACTATATTACTCCTCCGATGGGAAGTATGGTCGAGTATAACCCTACAGTTAATATGCCCTCTAGCCCTCCTCAGTTGGGATCGCAGAATCCACCTTTTGGATATACTCCTCCACCGCAACCATTGCCTCCTCAGGTATTTATTGATCCTCCTTCTAGTGTGCCTATTAACTACAATCCTCCTGCTATGCCACATCCTTCACCAATAGTGCAAACTGTAGGCGGTACTCCACCACCTTTTGGATATATTCCTCCGCAAATGCCTAATAGACCTATTGACCCAGAAATTGTAGCAAGGGGAGGAGCGCCAACTAGAAAACCAAAACCGAATACAAGACCAACTCCTAATACAATGGTTCCTTCAACGCCTCGTCCTGTAAGGCGACCATCCTACTCCGGTTTTTATCAGCGTTAAGTAAGAGAATAGATTAATTAATATGCTAATGCATATAAATAAAAATGTTTTAAAGGATGACAAAAACGCTGAAGCGGCGCTTAAATTAGCAGAATGGGCAAGAACAGCAGACTATAATTCAGCAGTTAAAGCGTATGCTGATTGCCATCGTGACCCTAATATTGATGATTCTTTTATTCGCACTCTTGCTCAATGCGATAGATTTTATCTTGGTGTTTTTATTTGCAATCGCCACGACATGTTGCATCCTTGGATATACGAAAGATGCAGAGAAGTAGAATTTAAAAAAGATAATCATCTAGACTTATGGGCTAGGTTTCATTACAAGTCTACAATAATAACTTTTTTAGGCTGTGTTCAAGAAATACTTTGTGATCCTGACATTACTATAGGGATACTTTCTTATTCTGCTAGGCAGGCAAAGCCTTTCCTTAGACAGATAATGCAGGAGTTTGAGTCTAACGAAAAGTTAAAAGAATTATTTCCAGATATTCTTTGGGATAATCCTAAACACCAAGCACCTAAGTGGGCTGAAAACGAAGGTTTGTGTGTAAATCGTTTTGCTAATCCAAAAGAACAAACAGTAGAGGCGCATGGATTAGTTGATGGTCAACCTACAGGTAGGCACTTTTCTTTAATAGTCTACGATGATGTTGTAGTTCAAGATGCAATTACTACTCCAGAACAAATTAAAAAGACAACCACACAATGGGAGTTGTCTTTAAACCTTGGGTCTACACATAATCCAAGATATCAATATGCGGGAACTAGGTACGCATACGGGGACACCTATGGGACAATACTACAAAGAGCCGCAGTCAAACCTAGAATACATCCCGCAACTTATAGTGGTCAGATGGATGGAGAACCTGTTTTTTTACAAAAAGAAAGATGGGAAGAAATTAAAAAAACAACATCCACGTACACCGTAGCATGTCAACAACTTCTTAATCCTATTATTGGAAGTGATGTTTCTTTTAAACAAGAGTGGTGGACAGAATGGGAGATTAGACCATATACGTTAAACGTGTACATAATGGTTGATCCTGCTCACTCTAAGAAAAAAGAATCTAACAGAACAGCGTTTGCTGTAGTAGGAGTAGATGGAAACTTTAACAAGTATTTGTTAGATGGTGCTTGCCACAGAATGAGTCTTTCTGAAAAATGGCAAATGTTAAAAAGGTTAAGAGCCAAGTGGAAGAGAGCGCCGGGAGTAAGGGAAGTAAAGGTAGGATACGAAAGATACGGCGCTCAAAGTGACATTGAACACTTTAAAGCAATGATGTCTACTGATGGAAGTAACTTTCCTATATACGAGTTAAACTGGGTTGGAGGAGGAGGTTCTCAATCTAAAAGAGATAGGATACAAAGACTAGAGCCTGACTTAAAAGATGGTTCTTTGTTTTTTCCGTATCCTACTGATGACAAAATGTTAACTTCGTACCAGAGAGATTTTAAAGATCGCAATCAATCTTTTCTTATATCAAAAAAAATAATTTGTATTGATGAAGAAAGAAAGACTTACGACTTAACTAAGTGGGTAAAAGATAATGAGTACAACCTTTTTCCTACAGTACATCCTGATTTTTTAGATGCTTTGTCTAGAATTTACGATATGGATGCAATGCCTCCTAGAAGCAATAACAGAGGAAGAAGTCTTGAGCCGCCAAGAGAGGCTAGATACTAATGCCTAGAAGAAGAATAGTTGGTAAAAGAAACTACCCTTTTAGAAGGGTTGCTTATCGAATGTCAAACGGAAGGGACTTTTACGAAAAACAACCACGCAAATTTCCCTATGGGGTTACCCCTTATTTTCAAAATTTTTATATCGCTGAAGGATACGTAGCAGATGGTTAAAATATTACTTTTATTTTTTACTTTTACTATTCCTGTTTTTGCTCAAGACAGTATTTCTTTAAAGAATGGAACTTTTCCATTGTATTGCACCAAAGCAGAAAATGGAATGTTTGAGTTAGCAAAAATTGCATCTGATAAATATGGTGAAGTTCCCATGATTATTGCAGAAATGGGGCCGGGACTTTTAATCCTTACTTATAATTATGATGTTAATAACCCTTCTTGGAGTGTTATTATTACTAAACCGGGAGAGGCTTGTTTTTTTGCTAGTGGTAATGCGTTGTCACAAATTCCAAAAGAACTTGTAGATCAATCTAACGAGAAAGAAAAAGGCAAGGTAGAAATGTGATGGAGCCATCTATCATGGTGGACGCACTTATCGGAGTTGTATTATTCCTTGGCGGGTGGTTAGTTAAGAGAATTTTTTCTCAGATAGACAGGTTACACGCTAGAGTTACAGACCTTGCTACTCAAACTGTTAGCAGGCAGGAACTAGACACTCATATAGATAGAATCCTTGATCGCATAGATACGCTTGAGCAAAGACTGCTAAACAAATGAGCGACCTAGAAGTATCCGACAAGACTAGCGTAGGTCTTCCGTTAAGAAATCTTATAGGTCTTGCTAGTGCTGTTGCTGTAGGAACTTGGGCTTGGTTCGGTCTTCAAGAAAGACTGAATGTAATAGAAACTAACCAGATTTTAATGCAAAAGTCTGTGGAACAAAACGAAGCCTTCCGTATTAAGTGGCCTCGGGGAGAACTCGGGGCGCTACCAGCAGACGCTGAACAGTTTATGTTGCTAGAGCATTTAGCGAAAGAGTTTTCTAAACTACAGGAGGTGATCGAAGCAGGCAAGGCTCCATACGATCAGCAACAGGCTCTCACGCTAGATTTTTTTAAGCAACGTATAGAAAACCTAGAGCGCCATGTTGAGACACTGAAAGATAAGACATCCGAAATTAAAGCAAGCAACGGGGTGCATTAATGAATATTACTATGATGGTGCTTGTGCTGTACTTAAATGGTTCTGTTGTTGAGTACATGGGACACCATGAGACTAATAACGGATGGGAGCGAATGGGTATTAGCGGATGTTTACAGATGAAGCGTACACTCAAGCGTAATGGTTGGAAGGACAATCTAAACGGTAGCACAAGGTACGCCTGTGAACGTAGGCAAGTAGAACTTAGCACTAACTGGGAAGGAAATGCAATAGTAGCGAGGCTTATTGATGGCGACTAGACGACAAAAGCCTATACCTAAAACAACTAAAGGTAAAGGTGCTAACTATAGGCCAACTAAGTCTGGAGCAGGTATGACTGCAAAAGGTGTTGCCGAACATCGCAGAAAAAATCCCGGCTCTAAACTACAAACAGCAGTAACAGGCAACCCAAAGAAAGGTTCTAAGGACGCTAAAAGAAGAACGTCTTATTGTGCTAGATCAAAAGGCCAGTTAGAAAGATCAAGTGCAAAAACTAGAAATGATCCTAACTCAAGAATTCGCCAAGCAAGGCGAAGGTGGAAATGTTAATGGCTAAAAAAGGTTTGTATGCAAATATTCATGCTAAAAGAAAAAGAATAAAAGCAGGTTCAGGTGAAAAAATGAGAAAACCCGGAAGTAAAGGCGCTCCTACAAATAAGTCGTTTATACGTTCAGCAAAAACAGCAAAAAAGAAATAAAACATTTACAAAAAAATTGGGAGGAGAATGAACCACATTGGTAATAACTCAGAAAGCACAGGAACAATTAAACGAATTGCTAAACTCTGGAGAGTGTTTAGAGATAGGTCTAAAGAGTGGTGGATGCAATGGCCTTATGATAACTTTGGAGAAAATGAACTCGACAGGTATTACAGAATTGAGCATTGGAAAGAACACCAGATTCGCAGACAAGACATCGAAAACATATTTACAAGGCGGTAATCTTGACTACGAAGATAAAGGATTTTCTAAAAGATTTGTGGTTAACCCAAGTGAAAGTACAAGAAGATGCGGATGTGGTGACAGCATCGCTCTTCCATAGATGTAACAATTTTAAAATGTTTAGGAGATAACCTTGAAAGAAAAATGGAAAGCATTACCGAAAAAAACAAAAATGTATATCATAGGTGGCGTAGCCGTGCTTATGTTAGCCTCTGCTATCTGGGGATAGCGTTAGGAGTTATAGGATGCGGGACGATCAAGAAGGCAGGAGTAGTAGCAACTGGAGCGGCTGTGGGTGCTACTGCGGGGACTGTGTTAAGTGGGGGTGCGATTGCACCGATAGCGGGAGCCATGACAACTGCTTTTGTGACCGATGTGGCGACCTCGACAATGGACAATCTTGGTGGGAGGAATACTAATATGGATTGTGCGCCAGATAACTTCTGGAGTTTGCTTGGCTCCCTCGCAGAAATGGGAGGTTGGTTGCTTATATTGGTGGTTATAATTCCCATGGTTCTAGGATGGTTTTTACCCGGCCCTGTTAAACTAAAAGGCAGAGAACCTAAACACCCTAACCCATACATTAGATGAAATATTTGTGTGTATTATTTGGAGTAATGTACTCCTTAATAGCACAATCTGATATTTATGGATCAAGAGCAAGTTTTCTTTTACACAATGATCTGCGTAACTGGATGAGTCTATCGTATCTATCTGTTAATGTAGATGATGCTTGGCGTAGGAGAGTAGAAAACGCTCTTATTAATCAAGGCGACACACATATCTATATTTATTCTCAGAATGGAGATGACGGTATTGGAAATGTTTCGCCTCAATCCGATTGGGAAGTTAGACTAGACCATCTTAACAGTAGAGGTCTACGTCCTGTGCTGTGGTTAATGGCTGATGACTCTCCCAACCTAGCATCTAAACCTCTTTCCTATCATAAGTCTCATAACTCTGAGATGGTTCGTAGGTTTGATGACAAGGTAGATGGTTACGTTATTGGGCTAGAAGTAGATGAGTATTGGTCAGCGGCACAAGTTAGAGAGATGGTTGCTGATTTAAAAGCCAAGACAAACAAGCCTGTTGGCGTACATCTTAGTCCCGGTATTAAGCCGGAATATCTTGACAACGCTGATATAATATACCTGCAAACTGGGTTTGACTTAAATGAATCTCAGTTTAGAGCAAAGGTAACTGAGGCTCTTTCTCTTGGTAAACCTGTGATAGTTTCAGAATATCATATGGATTCTTCCTCAACTGTTGCAAAAAGATATGGAGATATTGCATGTCAAATGGGAGCCGTAGGGACAGGAAACGGCAGAAACGTAATCTTCTGTGGTCAACAAGAAACGCAAACAAAGAAGAAGTGGTACAAGAAATACGAACAGGAGATGGTCGTTGCCGGGGTCGCAATGGTCACCCTTTATGCGGTTACAAAGTTGAACCTTCCATTAACTATGACAGCAACAGAAGATTCTTTTCAGATCGGTACAGAGATGAGGATTGGGATACATGGCATTGGTGGTAACTACAGCGAAAACAGAATAATGGCTACATATAGGATAGAATTTTAATGGCAACAATTACATTAAGAGATACAAAAGGTAGTCCATTGTCGTTTGCAGAAATGGATAGCAACCTTACTAATCTTAACAACGATAAACTAGAAATAATTAACAATCTTAATGTTGCTAGTACGATGGATGTTAATTCAGATTTTATTGCTATCTATGATACAAGCACTAGCGAAAATAAAAAGATTCTTGCTAATGCTACAGGTTTTTTAAACAGAACATTAGTAATTAAAGTTATTGCAGACACTCTTCCTACTTATGTCGGGGACGGTATAGCAAGAGTTGTTCTTCCTTCAAATTTTGACGGACTAAAGTTGCGATCAATTGGCGGGCATGTCTACACTGTAGCAGATGGCTCAACAACAAACATTCAAGTGCATGATCAAACTAAAGGTCAGGATATGTTAAGTACATTACTTACTATAGATGCCGGAGAAAATGATTCTAGCACTGCCGCTACTCCTGCTGTTATTAACGGCTCTGCCAATACCGTAAACGATGGAAATGTTATTCGCTTTGACATTGACCAGATAGGTTCAGGCAGTGCGGCTAATGGCCTTGAATTGAGATTGGAGTTTGGCGCTTGAGCGGATTTAAAGGATATCCTCCTGCTGTTCAAGTGCTTATGCCTGTTCCAGATATATTTGTTGCAGTAAACTCTGACCAAGAAGAAATAAGAAACAACATTAAACATAGCATATCTTTAGGTCTTCGTCAGGTTGCGCCTTACGAAACACAATGGAATCGTGAGGTATGTTTAGTAACAGGAGGGCCTTCTTTAAAAAATACGTTTCATCTTATAGAGAAACGAAAAAAAGCGGGTGTTCCTATAGTTACCGTAAACGGCACTTATCAGTATTGCATTGAAAGGGGTGTTAATCCTTCTGCGTTTGTAATATTAGATAGCAGAGAGTTTAACAAAAGATTTGTTGATCCTGTTATAGATGACTGCAAGTATCTTATAGCCTCTCAGTGCCATCCAGAAGTATTTAAGAAACTTAAGGACAGGGATGTTTGGTTGTGGCATTGTGACACACAAGAAGAGAATATTGATCTTCTTCAGGCGAAATACGGAAAAGAGTACATAGACTTCTTTCCTATTATGGGAGGCTCTACAGTAACCTTAAGAGCGTTGCATCTACTTAGGATATTGGGCTTTCACAAGTTTGAGGTGTTTGGATTTGATAGTTGTATTATGGATCACCACCACGCTTATGAACAGCCAGAGAATGACAAAGAGCAAGAGATAGATTTGGTTGTAGGTGGGAAGCAATTCAGATGTACTGTAGCCCATTATCATCAAGCAAAAGAGTTTGTTCAGTTAGTTGGCGCTACTGGATCAAACTATGACCTTATAGTTCATGGTGATGGACTTATATCACACATTATTAAAAATCCAGAATCGTTAAAGGAGGCGGCTTAAATGGCGGCTACAGCATGGAGTTTTTACAATAGTTTCAGAGAGTATCTGGGCAACGCACAGTTTGACCTAGACGGCACTGGAACAGGGTTTTTCATGGCCCTTCATACAAGCGCGGCTAGTGCTAATGTTAATAACGTAGCATTATCTACACAAGCCTCTCTTGCAAACGAAGTGGCTAATGGAAATGGTTACGCTACAGGCGGTAAGTCTGTTACTGCTCGCACTTGGGCTTCTGCCGCTACGAACAAGTATCGGTTTGATTCTACTGCTTGCGTTTGGACTGCTACTGGCGGCGATGTTAACAACGTCAAGTACGCTGTTATTTATCAGGCAGGCGGCAAGTTGGTATGCTTTTCAAGGCTTACCAGTTCCCAGTTTAACTTGACGCAAAACAACACACTTACCGTTACTCCCAGTTCTAACGGTATTTTTGAACTTACTTAGGAGAGATTATGTCACTAGAAACAGCCGCGTGGGTAACGCAATTAAATAGTTCAAATCCAACAGCGACAGACCCTGTTAGTGAGGGCGATGATCATCTCCGAATGGTGAAAACAGTTTTAAAAAATAGTTTTCCTTCTTCATCAACTGCCGCGATTGTTCCTAATGTATCAGGTCAGTCAGGCAAATATTTAACCACAGATGGCACAGATACTTCTTGGGGA